GAAAATATTGTGTATTTGACATATGGTTCTACTGCTGTCGGTGGTCTATCAACTAATGCTCAATATTATGCTTCAGTTCAAGATGCATACAATATAAAGCTTCATAAGACTTTTAATGATGCTGTTTCCGGAATAAACACTATAGATTTAACATCTCATGGTTCAGGAATTCATGCCTTTGAATCTGTTCTTACAAAAAGAAAAATATCCAGTATTAATGTAATAGATTCTGGATTTGGGTATACAAATAAACAAACTTTTTGTTCATCATCTGGCATTAATACCTCATCAAACACTATTAAAATATTTGATCATGGATATGAAAGTGGAGAAATTGTAGTTTACAATTCTTCTGAAACACCTGTTGGGGGTTTGTCTGATAACAATTCATATTATATTACTAAATTGAATAAAGATGAATTTAGACTTTCTTTAGTGGGAATTGCCACTACTAATAAAGATTTTTATTATAGAACAAATCAATATATTAATTTCGTCTCTTCTGGTTCTTCGACACATAGTTTCAACTACCCAGAAATTAATGTACAAATAACTGGCAAAATAGGAGTCTCTACATTAACGGGACAAAATTTTAATGCTAAATTGCAACCTATTTTTAGAGGAAGTATCACAAATCTTTTTGTTAAAAATCCTGGAGTTGGGTATGGATCTTCGGAAATCATTAACTATGAAAGACAACCCAGAATAACGCTAGGTATTGGTTCTGGAGCTCAGTTTTCTCCGATAATTAATAATGGTAGAATAACTGAAATTTTAGTTTTAAATCAGGGAAATAGTTACACTGCACCACCAAATATTAATATTTTGGGTATTGGAACAGGAGCAGTTTTAACTCCAGTAATTAATAATGGCAAAATAGTAGAAGTAAAAGTAGTAAATGGAGGATCTGGATTTACTACATCAAGCACTTATGTAAATGTTGTTCCATCTGGTCAAAACTTTAAATGTGAGACCAAAATAAAATCTTGGACTATTAACAAAGTTCAGCAGTATTTGGAATCTAAAAAAGTTTTAGATGACGATGGAATTATTGATGTATCTTCATATACAATAAACGGATCCCAATATTGTCATTTATATGCACCAAGAAAATTGAGGAGAAGTGTTTTTGGTATTGATTATGTAAATGGTAAAAAAACTTATGTTGCAGATTTGAAATTATCAAATAGTAGAGAAGTAACATCATATGTACACTCTCCTATTATTGGATGGGCATATGACGGAAATCCAATTTATGGACCATATGGATATGATAATCCTTCTGGTAGTGGAAATATTAGAGAGATGGTATCTGGATATGTTTATCAACCATCAAGTGACAGACCAAATCCAATATCTTCAGGAAATAGAATTTATTCTGAAGGTTTTTTTGTCGAAGATTATCAATTCAATGGTTCGGGTGATTTGGATAGACATAATGGAAGATTTTGTATTACTCCAGAATATCCAAATGGAGTTTATGCATATTTCGCAACTATTAATAATGGACCAACAGAGACTGATGGAGTTTTCAAGAACTATAAAAAACCAGTCTTTCCATATTTAATTGGAAATACTTTTAAATCAGATTCAATCCAATTCAATTATGATAGGAGTATAAGTCAAAATACTTTTGACTTTGTTTCTGAGCAGTTATTAAGAAATACTACACCTTATAAATTTACTAGCAATACTTCAAACTACGATTTTGTTTTCAACCCAATTAAAGTTAAAGAACCAGTTTCAATAGTAAAATCTTCCACTAGTGGAAGAATATCAAATATAGGAATTGTAACAGGAGGATCTGGATATAAAGTTGGAGATCTCGTAAGATTTAATAATTTTAATTCTGGGGGATCTGATGCATATGCGCATGTTTCATATGTAAAAGGAAAATCAATTAAAAATATTAGTTTTGCTTCAACTTCTTCGCAATCAGTAGAATTTTATCCATACGACTCTACAGGTAAATTCATTGGATTCTGCACACTGCCACATAGTCTTTTTAACAAAGATATAATTTCTATATCAGGATTGAGCACTTCTTCAAAAGATTTTGACAGTCTTTTTGAAGTTGGAATTAGATCTGATACTTTAATTTTATCTAAATCTGTAGGATCTTCTTCTGCTACTGGAATAGTAACCTATTTTGAGGTAAATGGATCGTTGAATTTCCCAAATATTAGGGAAAATGACATTTATAAAATTGATGATGAAAAAGTAAGAATTTTATCTATCGATAAATTATCGTCAAGAATCAAAGTGATTAGAGAATATGATTCTACAGTTGGAGCATCTCACACGGCAACATCTGTTCTTTATGAGCAAACTAGAAAATTTGTTGTAAATTCTATTAACGGTCAGAATCAAAATTATAATTTAAATAAGACTATTTACTTTGATCCTAAAGAGTCTTTATCTATAGGTTCTTCTTCTGGAGCTAGTATTGGTTCTACAATATATTTCTCAAATCCTGGAGCTGGGATTACAAATATCTTTGTTCCAACCAAAACAATGTATTTGCCTAATCATTCTTTAGATACTGGAACTGAATTAATATATTCTAGTAATGGTGGATCGCCTTTTTATGTTTCTGATGATGGTTCTGTTAATTTCCAATTAGCAGACAATCAGGTGTTATATGCAACTAAAATTTCGAATGATTTGGTAGGAATATCCACTTATAGAGTAGGTCTAGGTTCTACTGGTTCTTTCGTCGGAATAGATAGTAGCATATCTGCATCATTATTATATTTTATTAATATTGGTTCTGGAGTAAATCATAGTTTTAAAACTAATTATGATAATGTCTTAAGTGGAGAAATTGTAAAAAATACTATTACAGTCTCTACGGCATCGTCTCATGGGTTAAGTAATGGTGAAGTAATTTACATGAATTCTTTACCTGGTATTACTACTACTATTACAGTAAAATATAACGATAAACATAGAAGATTAGTAATTAATCCGGTATCATTTATTTCATCAAAAGTAAACATCACAAATAATACAATTAATATCCCAAATCACGGGTATTATACTGGACAAAAAATAATTTATTCTTCCAATACTCCAATTGGTGGACTTTTAGACAATCAAATATATTATATCGTAAGGTTTGATAAGGATAGGATTAAATTATCTTCATCATACTATAACTCTACTAAAACTATTCCAGAGATTATAGATTTTACGAGTGCTTCTTTTGGTACAATTTCTTTAGTCAATCCAGAACTAAATGTAATACCCAATCAAGTTGTTAGATTTGATCTTTCTGATAGTTCCTTATCATATATTAAGGATCAAAATTCTTACCCAGCTTTTGACTTTAAATTATATTTTGATCCTAGTTTTAGTGAAGAATTCAAAAAAACAACGGATTCTTCTCAATTTGAAATTGTAAAATCAGGCAAAATTGGATCAAATGCTATAGTCACTTTAACGACCAATAATTTAAATTTTGATTTGTATTATTCTTTGGTTCCTATTGACTTACTTAGCAATAGTTCAATAAAGAAAGAAATAATCACTGATGATGAAGTCCGAAATAATAACAAACTTTCTTTAACAAATAGCGGTTATTCGGGATATCATACAATCTTAGGTGTTGGTCAGACAACATTTAAATTTAATATTTTAACATATCCAGAAAGTTTATCTTACACAGAATCTGATGGATTTTTTGAATATTATACTAATTCAAAAAATGTAACAGGTTGCATTGAAGATCTTGAATTAAGATCTGGCGGCAGAAATTATTCCTCTGTTCCAGGAATAACCAGTGTTATTAGTAACACTGGAAGAGGTGCAATATTTAATATATCTAGTACAGATATAGGTTCTATTAAAAAAATAGAAATTGATGATATTGGGTTTGAATATTCTGCAGATACAACATTAAGACCTTCTGCAAAACTTCCTCAAATTTTAACCATCAATCCATCATCAACTTTTAAGTCAGTTGGCGTATCTTCAGTTGGTATTAATTACACACTTTCACCAAAGTTAGTCGTTATAGACTCTTATACTAATAAAGTAGTTACGGATATTGATTTAGAATATGATATCCTTAATAAAAAAGTAAATATTTTAAAAAATACTGATGGTATTTACGATGCAACTCCAAAAATCTTACCAGTCAATAATTCCAATGGAATTCCAGTTAATAACATAACATTTAACAGTACAACAAAAGATGTTACTGTTGAATTGGCTGTTAATTTTAGTTATGGTCAAGAATTTCCTCTTTCAATAGGTGATAAAATTTTAGTTGAAAGTGCAAATATTATTAGTTCGGGTTCAACCTCATTCAGAGGATATAACTCTAAAAACTACAATTATGAATTATTTACATTGACATCAGTTAATCCACAGTATGGTGGATCTGGCGCAACTGTTGTATATAACTTATCTAATTATTTGGGGGTAAATGAAAATCCGGGGACTTTTGATGAAGAAAATTCTGCAGCAATAATTGTACCAAGTAAATACTTCCCAATATTTGATCCTGTTTTAGAAAAAGGAAAGTTTATTAAAGGAGAAAAAGTTACTAGCGATTCTTCTTATGGCAATGTTTTGAATTGGAATCAATATTCTGAGCAGTTGAAAATAACAAGTAAAGATTATTTTAATACAGGAGTCTTTATCAGAGGAGAAACTTCCAACACTAAAGGTATAATAACGAAAATAGAAGATCTTATTGCAATTTATTCTGTTGATGGATCTTCAGTTGTAAATCAAGGATGGGAAGATGAAGTTGGATTTTTGAATAACCAATTTCAAGTTACTCCAGATAATAATTATTATCAATACTTCTCTTATGCTATAAAATCAAAGGTAGATTATGAAACTTGGAATAAATCTATTGGAAACTTAAATCATACATCTGGATTCAAAAAATTTGGAGATCTTGTCGCAGAATCTGTTGATTCCGGATTTACTGGAATATCAACAGTTCAAGATCAAGGCAATTTTATCGGTATTGCAGACTTAGTTTCCGAAGTTGACTTAAATTGCATAAATGATTACGATTTAGTGAAGGAAAGAGTTATAACTATTGATTCGAATTATTTCTCAAAAGAAATTGCATTCAGTTCAATTTCTTTACAGGATGAACTTCAGTCTATAGGAAATAGAGTATTACTAGTCGATGATTTTAGCGATCAATTTAGCAATATTCCAAAAACAGATACTTATTCGAACATAGAGTCTTTTGTCCTATCAACTATAAGAGCCAAAAAATATGTAACATATGTTAGAGATAAAAAATTTAGCGGACTCCGACAAATATGTTTGGTCTCTCTAGTGCAAGATGAACTGGAATCATATATGCTTCAGTATGGAAAAGTTTCATCTAATTACGATTTAGGATCCTTCGATTTTTCTATTTTAGGTTCTCAGGGAATATTGAGATTTTATCCAATTAATTACACTATAAATGATTATGATATTAGTGTTATGTCTTACAGTATTTCTGATTCTGTTTCAAGTGTTGGAAATACATCTTTAGGAAATATCGCAACATTAGAATCTTCAAGGGCAGTAATACCACCAAGTACAACAACTACAATTGTTGGAATTGGATCTTCTTATAGATCTTCAAAAGTTTTAGTTGAATTGACCGCATCTGATGGAACTTACTTTGAATTTAGCGAATTAACTCTTATTCATGATGGTACTAATGTAAATATTACCGAATATGGAAGACTTTCTAATGCAAATAGACTTGCGTACAGTGGTTTAGATTCAATAGGAACTTATTCTGCATATATTTCCGGATCTGTTATAAATCTGGACTTTACCCCTAATGTTGGTGTTGGCACTACATATTTTGCAAATACTTTAGGAATTTCTATTGGAAGCACTTCATCTGCAGTAACTTCTGGAAATCTCACATTCAATACAGGTGAATTAAAGTCCACTTATACTTCTATTTTATCTTCAGCAAGTCCCACAGAAACAAAAATATCAACCTACGATACAAATCATTCTGGCGCTTACTATTTTATAGTTGCTGAGGATACTACAAACAACAGATATAAAGCATCTGAGGTTGTATTAGTAGATGATGGAGGTGAAACTTATTTGCTTGAATATGGTACAATTGAAACAGTTTCTGGATCCGGTATTGGGACAATAGGAGCAGGAATTGGGTCAACTGGGACAAATCTTTATTTTACCGCAGATCCTAACATATCGGTCGATGTTAGAGTTTATCAACATGCAATGCGTGTTGTTGATACCTCAAATTCTTTTGAATTTTATAATTTTAATAATGCAAATATTCTTTCCAGATTCTCTAGCTATGAAGGAACATTTAACAGTGTTAAAAAATCATTTGACTTAAAACATAAAGAAACTCCAATTTTCCAAAGAAGAATAGATTCTTCAGACACATCAATAGTTAATATTGAAAATAATACGATCAGATTACCAAAACACTTCTTCGTTACTGGAGAAGAATTGGTATATAATTCTGGTGGTGGAGAAAAAATTGGTATTGCTACTACAACTATTGCTGGCATTGGAACCACTGATAAAGTTCCTTCAACAGTATATGCAATAAAAGTTAATGACTTGAGTATAAGATTGTCCGCATCTGCAGAAAATGCCCTAAAACCAATACCAGAACCTTTAATTTTAACTTCTGTAGGTATTGGCACAACACATACATTTACCTCAACAAAGCAAAACAGTAAATGTTTAATAAGTATTGATAATTTTATTCAATCTCCAATTGTTTCGACTTCAACAACTACTACATTATCTAATCTTTCTCAATTAAATGAAGAAACAATCTCACTTTCCGGTATAAGTTCTATATTTGGAGGAGATTTATTAAAGATTGATGACGAGATTGTAAAAGTAAATTCAGTAGGTTTTGGTAGCACAAATGTACTTTTAGTTTCTCGTGGTTGGATGGGAACAAATCCAGACGATCACTCTAATGGGTCTCTTGTAACTAAGATCATGGGCAATTATAATATTGTAGATAATACAATTCATTTTATTGACGCACCTTACGGAAATTCTCCGATTGGAACAATAACAAATAGACCAGATGCCAGAGATTTTACAGGTATTACTACAAGATCAACTTTTAGTGGAAGAGTTTTCTTAAGATCTGGTATAGAAAATTCAAACGAAGACACATATAAAACTAACTATGTTTTTGATAGTTTAGATGAACAGTTTAGTGGAGTTTCTACTCAGTTTACTCTAAAATCTTCTGGGTCAAATGTTTCCGGTTTATCAACATCTGGATCATCTGCGGTTATTTTAATCAATAATGTATTCCAGGAACCACAAAGACTTGGATCCATTAATATTTTTGGTGATTATAAATTGGAAGAAAACTCTGGTATAACAACAATTGGTTTTACTGGAAATATATCTTCTACTGCATATGATATTAATACTTCTAGTATACCTAGAGGTGGTATTATAATTTCTGTAGGTTCTACACAAGGATTTGGTTACCAACCTTTAGTTTCTGCAGGTGGAACTTCGATAGTTTCTTCTGCCGGAACTATTTCATCAATCAGCATTGGAAATACTGGATCTGGATATAGATCTTCACTAAAATATGAAATTATAACTAAGGTTTCAACTACGGTCGGATCAGGTCAGACAATTATACCTATCGATAATATTGATGGTGTATTTGGAAAACTTTTATTCTCATCAGCAAATACTATTGGAATAGGATCTGTTTTAGTTAATGTGCCAATTGTTTCTGTTGGGTCTACTTATATTACAATTGGTGCGGCAAGTACAACAAGTCAAATAATTAGTAAAGATGCAACCGCATTAATATCTCTAAATTCTCCAATGGTTGGTCTGGTTGATGTTGGAGTTAAAACTTCAAGTACTGGACTCCTTAATTATCAATTTGTTGGTTTTGCTACAATTTTGTCAGGTCATATATCAAATAATGTTATCATAACTAATCCCGGATCTGGTTATACAACATCAAATCCACCAACTGTTGTTTTTGAAAGTCCATTAAATTATTCAGATATTCCTTTAGTATATTCAGGTGGATATTCTGGTGTTGGAACACAGGCAACCATAGACATAATAGTTGGTCAAGGATCCAGTGTGGTTAATTTTGAAATTAAAAATCTTGGTTATGCATATAAAGTGTCAGAATTATTAACGGTTCCTGTTGGTGGATTGGTAGGAATTCCTACAGATCCAACAAAACCATTTAGAAATTTTGAGATTACTATTGATCAGGTATTTTCTGACCAGTTCTCTGGATGGTCAATTGGAGATTTTCAAGTTATTGATAAGGTAGAAAATTTATTTAATGGCAGAAGAAGAAATTTCCCAATTAAAATAGATGGAATTCAAACAGCCATTAGATCTTTAAGCGGATCGAGTATTGATGTACAGTCAACATTATTAGTTTTTATTAATGATATTTTACAAGTTCCAGGATCTGGTTACATATTTAATGGCGGAAGTATAATTACATTTACGGAAGCACCAAAAGAAGGTGATTCTTGTAAGATTATATTCTACAAAGGAACCAGTCAAGTTGATGTTGTTTTTGCAGATATTCTAGAATCTGTAAAAGTTGGAGATAATCTGAGGATAAACGGCGATTCTATTTCATTGAAAGAGAATGAAAGATTAGTAACTGATATTGTTTCGTCAGATAGCGTTGAGACTAATCCATATTCAGATGTTGGACTATCTTTAGATGAAAATTTAGTAAGACCTGTAGTTTGGTGTAAACAAACCGAAGATAAGATTGTCAATGGAAAAGAAGTTGGCAAAGATAGAATTTTATATGAGTCATTAATTCAACCAACCACTAATATTATACAGAATGTTAGTGTAGGTTCGACAGAGATTTTTGTACAAAATGCAAAGATTTTCTTCGATGACCTAAGAGAAAATGCAACGGTTCCATATAAAACAAAAATATTAATAACATCTCAAGATAGTTTAGTTGGAGCATCTGCTACGGCAGTAGTTTCTATTGCAGGAACAATATCTGCTATTTCGTTAACAAATGGCGGACTTGGATTTACCACATCACCATCTGTTACTATTTCATCTCCTACTGGAATTGGAAGCACTTGTTTAGTGACATCATCAATATCATCGGGGATTGTAACTTCATTCACAATTACAAACCCAGGATCTGGATATACTCAATCGAAACCACCTTATGTTTTAATTTCTTATCCATCACCCAAAACAGAAAAAATTGAAGATGTTACTTATGAAGGTGATTTTGGAATTATTGTTGGTGTTCAGACAACATCTGTTGGAATAGCTTCAACTGGAATTATATTTGATTTATTTGTACCAACAGAGTCCTACTTACGAAACACAAATATTAATGTTGGAGTAGCTACTACAGGAATAAGTGGAATTAAAACAGACTATTACTTTACTATTTTTAATTCTAACATTGGTTATGGAATAACATCTCTAGATTCATCCTCTTCAATAGTTGGAGTTGGGACATCTTGTTTGGACAATGTTTACAAAGTTGCATCAGTTTCCATAGCACAGACAAGTGTTCCTGGAATTGGAGTAACAAATGTGTCAAGAGTGATTGTAAGTGTCTTAGGTTATAATGGATTATCTGGAATGGGATATAGTGCTTTCTATGGCGAATATAGTTGGGGTAAAATAAATACCACTGTTAGAAAGAGACCAAAATCTTTTACTTCATACACAAATAATGGAATATCAGGTTTGTCAACATCTGCGGTTATCCAAAGAATTAATCCTTTGAGATATGTTGGTTATTCAACTACTTTACAATAATATTCATAAATAAATAAAAAAACGGCAAAATGTCTGCAATTATAACTGATCAAATTAGAATATTAAACGCAAAAAACTTTGTTGCGGCAGCAACTTCTTCTGCAAACGGTTATTATACTTTTGTAGGTTTACCGAATGCAACAAATTATGATTCTAATTGGGACTCTGTTCCACCATCGCCAAAAGATAATTTTGATCAGGAAAATGATTATTGGGACACTATAATTGCATTAAAAAAGATTTTGCCGGGTGATGTCAGACAGGTAATAAGAAAAATTACTTGGAGTTCTGGAACTGTCTATGATATGTATAGACATGATATTAGTAGAACAAATTTATCAGTACCTTCAAATGCAACTAGTTTATATGCATCAAATTTTTATGTAGTTAATAGTGATTATAGAGTTTATATATGTCTTTATAATGGTGTTGACCCAGAAAATCCAAAAGGAAAACCTTCTTTAGACGAACCAACTTTTACTGATTTAGAGCCAAGATCTGCTGGCGATAGTGAAGATGGTTACATCTGGAAATACTTATATACTATTAAACCGAATGAATTAGTGAAGTTTGAATCTACTAATTTTATTCCAGTTCCCTCTGATTGGGAGACAAACAGCGATTATTCTGCAGTTAGAAATAACGCGGAAGTGAGCGGTCAAATTAAAATTGTAACAGTTACTAATAGAGGAACTGGAATTGGTACTGCAGGAAGAACATACACTAGGGTTCCTATAAATGGAGATGGAACTGGAGCAGAATGTACCATAGTGATTAATAGCGACTCTAGAGTACAATCCGCTATTATTACAAATGGCGGTTCTGGATACTCATATGGAACTGTAAATTTATCTGCCGGAGGAGTTCCCGCTGGATCAACACCTCCAGTTTTTGATGTCATTATTCCTCCCCAAAATGGCCATGGATACGACATTTATAGAGAATTGGGTGCGTATAGAGTTTTAGTATATTCTAGAATAGAAAATGATTTAGAAAATCCAGATTTTATTGTTGGTAATCAAATTGCAAGGGTTGGAATAGTAGAAAATCCGTTAGCGTTTGGATCAAATCAAATTTTAAATAAAGACAAATCTAGTGCTTTATCTGCATTAAAACTTGTTGGAATCGCTTATAGTACTGCGAATTTTATTTACGATAGCGTTATCACTCAAACAATAGGAATAGGATCTACAGCTGTAGGTAGAGTTGTTTCTTATGATAAAAATACTGGTGTTTTAAAATATTGGCAGGATAGAACTTTAGTTGGATTTAATAGTGATGGTACAAAAAACCCAAATTCAATTTATGGATTTAAAATGCATAGGTTTACATCATCTCCAAGCACAGGTGGATCTTTGACCATTAATTCCTCAGGTATAAGTGGATTAGGAATTGATACTTCATTTACTGGTGTATCTACTACAATAAATAATAGAAAGTATTATGTCGGTCAAACATTTATTAATGGTGTTTCTGATCCAGAAGTAAAAAAATATTCTGGAAACATTATATATGTTGATAACAGACCTTCTATAACTAGGTCATCAAATCAAAAAGAAGATATCAAAGTCATTTTGCAATTCTAAAGAATCATGCCACAGCAAACCAACCTTAATGTTTCTCCATATTTTGATGACTTTGACCCAGAAAGTCAATATTATAAAGTTTTATTTAAACCCGGTTATCCAGTTCAAGCTAGAGAATTAACCACTCTTCAATCATTATTACAAAATCAAATTGAAAAATTTGGAAATCATTTTTTCAAAGAAGGATCTATTGTAATTCCCGGAAATATTAATTATATTGACAACTATTATGCAGTAGAAATTCAAGAAAGTTATCTTGGTATTAATGTAATAGAATATCTTCCTTATTTGATAGGGAAGACAATTCGTGGCGTAAATAGTGGAGTTAGAGCTGTAGTTGTTGGTGTTTTAGATTTTTCTAATTCGGAAAGAAATAATAACACTTTATATGTTAATTTTTTAAATTCAGATCTACTATCAAATAGTTATCAAGGATTTGGTTCGAATGAAGTTTTGCTGGTGGAAGATGGGATATCAGAGCAAAGCACTATTTTTGGAGATAAAAATGTA